CTGTACCGACGCAGGCAACGCACTGAAGGTTCTGCAATCTCAGGGTTACAGGAATATCACGATTACAGGGTACGGCTGGTTCGGGTGTAGCAACGATGATTTCTACCAGACGGCGTTTACTGCTACTGGCCAGAACGGACAGCCGGTATACGGCGTGGTGTGCCAAGGGATGTTTTTGAAGGGCGCTACTGTTCGCATGAGATAGGAGGCTTTATGAGTGACAGGCACGTATTAGTAGAAGATGATGATGGACATTGGTACGTTATCCCGAGATCGCGGCTCAAGGACTTCTATAATTGGCTGTCAAGCGACGAATCGGGCAGCGAACCTGATTGGGTTAAGAGGGTTGGCGGTTCTCCGAGTCTGGTTAGTTTTGTTGAGTTTGAGATAGAGTGAGAAAGGAGGCTTGCCATGAAAGACAGATCAGAACGCAACTACAGAGTAGCGGAATGTTGCGAAGATTGCGAATACGGAGAGGAAGAGTACAATTCAGACATGGATATCTATGTGCACGTCTGTACCGTTGATGGACGCAAGACAGCTCCTTGGAATGTGTGTGATAGCTTTGTGCATATGTTATGGGCAAGCGCATAACGACAAGGATTACACATGGACGAAGCCCCACGCCACAAAAAGAAAGCGACACGCGGTAACTTTCCTGTCTATTACAGATTAGATAAGCGCAATCCAAAATCTAATTATTTCTTTCAGTGCTTTGAGCGTGAGTGGTCAGTGCATGGGTGGTACGAGGACGAAGAAACAGCGGCTACGGCTTGCTCTGCACTGAATATGGAGTCAGATATTTTTGAGTATAGTACGGAGGTAAAATGCACGACCAAAAACGAATAGACCAAGTGTTAGACGCGATCCGGTTAGTCTGGAACAAATACCCTGACAGGCGGTTAGGGCAGATACTTTCTGGGGCAGCTGTTGGAGTTGGGTGGCACGACACGGACTTGTTTTATCTGGAGGACGATAAGCTGTTGCAGGGTTTGATTGAATATGATGCGGCGTATTAGGAGGTAATGTATGTTTCTTTATATAGTGTTGGCGTTTATTGCTATAGACGGCTTGCTGTGGTTCCTATCCGGCGATGAGAGATGCAAGATGAGTTTGTGGTGCGTAGTTATTCCTGGTTCTGGATTCTACGCATTTTACAAATCGCGTTGTAATAAATCAAAAAATTGATTATTAGCTTGACAAAACGGTAGGTTGGCGGTATTATCTATCCAAGATGAAAGGCAAGCAATGGACGGATTGGCTGGATACATATTCGTAGCATCGCACGTTGTAAGTTTAACAGTGATGTTTCTGGTTATTGTCCATGCTCTGTACAGCGACTACAAAATTAGAGTGTTGGCAGAGGGTAGGGCCAAGATACTTATCGCGGAGTATGAGAAGGCAACAAAGATAATGATTGAAATGTACCGTAATTCGCAAAGGGAGGCTCTATAAAATGACCAGGGACAAATTAAAGTTGGCTGAAGACCTCAGAGAACTGATTGACAAGACAGAGAAGGCTGTTGTGGCGCTGGAAAACTGGATTCTTAGGTCAGATAAGAGACTATCTTCAAATGACTGCGCTTACGGTGTTGACAGAAACTACTTTCTTTGCATCTCGGAACATAGCGACGGCTCTGGAAATAGTGCTGTTCTAACGCGATGCCTTGGGAATACAGAGGTAATTAAGTTAATCCACGATAAAGTAGCAGAACAACTTGAAAAGTATAAGTTTGATTTTGAATCACTATAGGGAGGCACATCAGTTTATGCCAACTAACCTTTACAGCCCAGGCCAAAAGATTCTCTCCAAAGATGGCCGCGATAATTGGGACGCGATATTCGGAACAGTTAAGGAGCCGCAAGCAGTGCTGAACTGGACTAAGTGTAGCGTATGTGGCTCTAAACATCTTCAAGGTACGATGTGCCATAAGTGTTACGGGCCTACGCAGCGTGACCGATTCTGGTTCGCACAAGATATTAAGGAGTAAGCTAAGTGGCTACAAAAAAGAAAACCAGCATCACCCTATCCCAAGAATGTATAAACCTACTCGCCAAACTATGCGAGTCTAACGGTCTGAGCCGGTCATCGATGATTGAGGTGCTGGTGCGGGCTGAAGTGAAACGAGAAGGCGCGTAACTGAATTGTAAGCCAGCGCAAGGAGGCGTCAAAATGAAAACCGTGGAAGAACTTATAAGCCAAATCAACGCGGCAAGCATTTATTCTCCACACTACGCAGAAGATGAGATTGACATGGATGGCGCTGTAAAGGTTGCTAAAGTTGATTTTGACGAACACCGTTGGTATGTCATCGGAACTGTTGTATTTAAGTATGGCGACGAGTTCTTTGGTGTGCGTGGACCAATATCGCTTAAGTCTGAATCGATGGGCTACGACGATGTTGGGATTAGGTGTGATGCGTTTGAGATGGAGGCTGTTCCATCGGTGACATATAAGTGTAAAAACTGATAGCTGCCAACCAATGGTGCGTAGCTGAGTTGGCACAGCGCTTGACTGTTAATCAAGAGATCGAAGGTTCGAGTCCTTCCGCACCAGCCAAACAAAAACTATATGTTATCCATCAACATCTCATTAAACAATCAAATATCTGTGTATAGAACTGTGGACGCAAAAAACGTTAGAATAGATGAAGAGTTATTCAGACAATGCAAAGCAGATTCTATTGATGACAGGTATAAACTTTACACACACCTAATGTATATAAAATATATTGAAGGTTGCATGTGTTTTCTGTCATGTGCTTCAGAACATGGTGATGGAGACAGCGTTACAATTAGCAAGGCAGACCTGAAGAGGATTGCCGCAACTTTGTACGAGACAAGGACTTATGGTTAGATGTTATTCAGCCGGTGTAGTGTAATGGTAACACAATGTGCTTTGGGAGCACAAATCGCCGTTTGAGTCGGACACCGGCTACCACAATATTAGGTTAAACGAGAATGTGTGGAACGATAGGGGGTGTGAACCATGTATATCGTTGTGGACGAAAAAGGAAAGCCTCTTGAATTGTGCTTACGCGAGGATCTTCCTGGCGGCGGGGTTTTGATGCACGGCGATCGCGCAACCTGCTTTAAAACCTATCAAAAAGCCAGCGCAGCAAAACGAAGATCGCGTGTATTTGAGGAACGAAACAACTACGCATGGGGATGCAAAATGTGGCGTTTAATGAAATTGATCGATGGCCCGTAACGACAAGAATTGCGGCTATATGTTATTCATCAACATCTCATTAACCTCTTCGTCACTGATACCCAAGTATCGCATAGTAACCCCAGGATGCGAATGACGATACCGCTTAGAAATGACCTCGTAGGAAACTCCGTGAACGGTACGCTGAACCATCCCGAAAGTCTTCCTAAGACTATGCGTACCGAAGTTACCTACCAGCCCTACCTTTTTACACCATCCTTTAACCAGAGAGGTTACATACGGAACGGTCAGCGGAGAGTTACCTTTTCTGCTGCTGAACAGGAACTTATCGTCATCGGGCATAGTTTCCATAAAACGGAGCACAGCTTCTCGCGTGACATCATTCATCATTAACACATTCTTTTTACTGGTCTTTTTCTCTTTTACGATGATGTACTGTCCCGGTAAAAGATTAACTACATCGCGCACTCTTAACCGGAGTACATCGGAGATTCTTAAACCGTTGTTAATTGTCAATACGAACAAGAGGTAGTCGCGTGGGCTGGACCGGAGCAAGTCTTTCAGGAGCGGAATGGCATCGTAGGGGATGGGTTGGACTGTGATGGTGCTTCCTTTTTTGGGATGATTCGGGTTGGGCATGGTGGCCTCCTTGGTTAATGTTAAGTTTAATGTAGTGGAAGTTGGGATTGGTGTCAAGTGAAAAAACGCAAAATTTTTGCAATAGGTGTATTATGATGATTACCACAAAGACTGAGTTCCTTGATCACCTGTCAGAGATTGGCAATCTAAAAATAAAGAAAGCTAAAATAGTTTTCCACGACTATTATAGTTATGATCTTAGCGCAGTTTATCTTGGAGTAGACGGAGATGTAGGTTTCCGGCATTTCTTATTTTCAATAGAGAACTTCAATTATTTTCCAAGCAATGTTTTGGGGTATATTACAGGTACTATATGGTTTGAAGACGGATCGCACAGTACCCATGAGGATTTTGGAAACGGAATTGAGAAGTGGGTGCATCATGAGAAGGAATAAATGGTAGAAGAAATAAATAATGAGGCAATTAAAGAGCGGCTGAAGGAGCTGAAGCGGAAGAAGCTGGAACTGTTGAAGCAGCAGGAACGGTACCAGATTGATAATAGGGTTGAGTTTTTTAACAATCCGAACAGGCCGCTCATCGATGGAAAATATCTCCGAGCCAACCCTAAACAACAGCTTATCTTGGACGCGTGGAATAGTGACCAGTACAAGACCTACGTCTATGTCGGTGGCAACAGATGCATTTCAGGCGATACTGAAATCTACGATCCAATAAAAAAAGAGTCCATCCCTATTGAGAAGATAGACTCTAATTTCCATGTGCTTGCGTGGGACGGTTGCAAACTTATACCGGCATTTGCCTTTGCCCCGTTCCCAAAGGGCCACGACACTATGTACCGGGTTGAGCTTGAATCTGGTGATTCGTTTGAGGCGTCTGGAGAGCACAGAGTTTTAACGCCTTCCGGTTTTCGCGCCATTTCCGAACTCCAGCAAGGGTTCTCGCTCGTCCTTCCGGCGTCCAGTTCGGACACTTACCAGTTAACTCATGTATCAAATGCTCCGAGTTTTTGGAAAACAACTGAAGGTTCTCAATCCGGTTGTCCAGCCTATTTTGGTTTTTATGGTGAACAACCTCGTTTCGTTTTAGGTAACGTCCAAGGTGCTGTTCCATCACAAGGCGATGTTCAAGAACATATTTCGGCTTGCGGTGAGTGCCAGCCCTTCTCGCATTTGGGTGGTGTTCGCAGTACACAAGAACATATCCGTCAGCGTCAATTACCCGGCCACCATCCCACTCAGGATGACCTTCTCCAGAACGAGGCCCGGTGCGCTGAGACTTTATACCGTTCTTCTTGCAGATGCGCGACACATGCTGACTCCTGCAACCTATCTGCTCTCCAACCCATGAATGTGTTTTCCCATCACGTTCAACCCACTGGCGAATCTGCTCTACCGGCCAAACATGCTTCTTGTACCTGCCACAACCATGATTTGACATTCTCTAAGTCCTCCTATTATGCTGAAACTACAGTTAAATCTATAACAAAAATAGGAGAAAAAGTAAAGTGGGATTGTCATGTTCCGGTATACAATAACTACTATGCTGGTGGAGTTATACACGCCAACAGTGGCAAGACCACGCTTGGTTGTATCCTGACGATATGCACCATGCTTGGCTTCTGGCCGTGGAATAACGAACGACTTCATTTTCCGCATAGAAATCCGCGAAAGGTAAGGATTGTTGGTGGTGAGTGGGAAACACGTATCAAGCAAGTCATCATTCCAGAACTTGAGAAGTGGTGGCCAAAGCGTATCCCGGTAGATATCAAGACAAACAACGTAGGAGCAAAGGCTTTCTGGACGAACAAACTCGATGGTAGTACGTTAAATATCCTGTCAAACCACCAAGACCCAATGGCACATGAGGGGGATCATTTCGACCTCGTTTATTATGATGAGCCAGTTAAGAAGCCGATATATATAGCAAATGCGCGGGGCCTTGTAGACAGGGCGGGCAAGGAAATCTTTTGCATGACCCTCCTTGAGGAAGCTTGGATTGACAGGGAGATAGTAAACAAAAGACTTCCAAACGGCAGACCAGACCCAAAGGTATTCAAAGTAGAAACGCAATCCACCGACAACGTAGGCTACGGTATCACTCAGAACGGCCTTGATGACTTCGCTGGTAAGCTGGATAAGGACGATTACGACGCTCGTATCCTTGGCATACCAAAGTACAAAGCTGGTCTTGTGTATCCTCAGTACAAACGGGAAATCCATCTCAAGCCCCGTTTCCGAGTTCCCCTAGATTGGCCAGTAGACATAGCCATAGACACCCACCCACGAAAACCCCACTCCGTCCTATTCATGGCCACCTCACCCCGAGGTTTCAAGTACTGCATACATGAAATCAGAGAGCACGGCGACGGCAAATCAATAGCAGAGTCCGTAGTCCGCTTAGTCCAGTGGGGAGTGTACCGTGTAAATAAAGTTATCATCGACCCCCTATCGAAAGGAGACAGCAACGAGACAGACACCACCTTTGAGAAAGCGTCAGACGTATTTGCTCGGCACGGCATGTATCTGGAAACCGCAAGCAAGAACAAAGACGCCGGAATTTTATCAGTAAAAGAGTACTTAAAGTCAGAAAATAATGAAGCTTCTCTTTTCTTTTTCGATGACTTAGTGTATACTATTAAGGAAATTGAGGGTTTAATGTGGGAGGTAGACCCGAACAGCGAGAAAGAGAAGGCACAAAAAGTAGATGACGACATGATGGAGGATTTGTACCGATTGATTCTGTTAGGTACAGAGTACACCAGAGCGATTGAGGCAGAGGAAGACGAGGTGCCTGTGGTATCTGGTGTTAATAAGGTTACTGGGTATTAGCCAGGAGTATGCTTATGCTGACAGAGGCGGCTATAATATCAAAAATTAAGCGTTGTAGGTATGAGGCTGACCGTGCGGCGCAGGGTTTTTGGTTTGGGCTTAAAAATCCTACAGCATCAGGCAGCTTACTAAAAATGCTTGAGTACATACACGAAGCTAAGACACTTGAATGGGTGATAGGTAAAAAGATAGATGTTCGGCGTCTTAACTGGTACGCAAAGGCGAATAAAATTTATCGCAGAAATAAGGCCGATAGCGGCAGTAGATAACTAATTCTGGAATACAACATGAAGAAACGTTCCCTAAAAGACATCCTTTCCTTCATCAAGATGGACAACATCGCTGATGAACTGGACAAGGACGAACTAATCACTATCGGCAACACAGTTTACGAAGACTACCAAACCGACAAGGAATCTCGTAAGGATTGGGAAACCACTTACGAAGACGCAATGAACCTCGCCAAGCAGGTAGCCGACAACCGCGAATACGCTGGCGAGAAAGTCTCAGACGTAAAGTACCCTACTATAGCTTCCGCAGCAATCCAGTACGCAGCAAGAGCCTACCCTGCAATTATCAAGGGCGACGAAGTTCTAAAACACAAAGTTATCGGCGCTGACCCGCAAGGCATTAAAGCGGCAAGAGGTATGCGAGTATCCACCCACATGAACTACCAGATTATGGAGCAGATGGACGGGTGGGAAGACGGCATGGATCAGCTTCTTGTCTATCACGCTCTGGTCGGCAACTGTTTTAAGAAGACGTACTATTGCCAAGAAAAAGGCCAGAACGTATCCGAGATTGTACTGGCTGAAGACCTTGTAGTAAATTACTACGCCAAGAATTTTGACGATGCACCCAAAACTCAGATTCTCAAGTACAGCCATAACCAGTACAGAGAAAACGTATTGATGGGTATCTGGCGCGACATCGACCTCCAGAAACCCGATGATAACGAAGAGGACAAGACCCACACATTCTTTGAGCAACATCGCCTATTGGACTTGGACGATGACGGCTACGAAGAACCGTACATTGTCACCATTGAGGAAGACAGCCGAGATGTAGTTCGTGTAGTAGCGCGGTTCGACAAAGATGGCATCCAGATAAACACCAAGAACGAAATCGTCAAGATAATCCCTGAAAAGTATTACACCGAGTTCCCGTTCATGCCGAGTTTCGACGGCTCTATCTATAGGATGGGATTCGGTATTTTGCTCTCCCCTCTTAATCATTCTATTAATACCCTGTTTAACCAGCTTATCGATGCCGGTTCGTTGGCTACAAGACAGGGCGGTTTCCTTGGCAGGGGCATTCGTCTGTTGCGTGGCGGTGAGTCTGGAACGATTACTTTTAAGCGTGGCGAGTGGAAACACGTTCAGTCTTCTGGCGATGACCTGAGAAAGAACATATTTCCGCTGCCGGTTAATGAGCCGAGTTCAGTCCTGTTTCAACTCCTTGGTATGCTGTTGGCTATGTCTAAGGAATTGGCGAGTCAGTCTGAGCTTCTATCAGGCTCTCAGAACCAGAGCAACATCCCGGCTACAAGCACCTTAGCTCTAATCGAACAGGGCCTCCAAGTTTATTTCGGTGTCCACAAGCGCGTCTACCGCTCCATGCGAAAGGAGTTTAACAAGCTCCACAAGCTCAACGCCAAGTACCTTAAAGCAGAAGAGTACCAGAGAGTCCTTGACGATCCAGCCGCGTCTGTAGAGGACTACAGGATGTCAGATTACGATATTCGGCCTGTATCCACAACGAGCACCGTAACGACCACTCAGAAATACATGAAGGCCCAAGCCATGGTTGAGCAACGCGGTAAGGGCATGAACGACATGAAAATCAATAAGTTTTTCCTTGAGGCTCTTGAGATTCCAGATATCGAAGAGTTCCTTAACGCGCCCCCTACCCCGCCTGACCCTGTGTTGGAATTGGAGAAAGTCCGTGTCGAACTGGAAGGTAAACGGTTAGAACTGGAGATTATCAAGGCTAAGGAAATCGCAGCAGAGAAACGCGAAAAGGGTATCCTCATGAGGGCGCAAGCTATCAAGGCTATCGCAGAAGCCGAAGCCCAAGAGGTAGGCACTCAGTTTGAAAATTACATGAATCAAATCAACGGAATGGCGCAAACAATAGAAGCTATGGATAAAGTCATAGCGCAACTATCAGGAGGTGAGAATGTTGGACCTGGACAAGGAGGAATGGGCGCTATGGAAGTCCCACCCCCTAACCCGCAGAGTATGGGCCAGCCTGGAGAAATACCAGCAGGAGTTGAGGGACAGAATGTTCCTGGGGGAATGTCTTGACGGTGATTCGGCTGAATCAACAGCTCTGAACTATTCAACGTATGTCGGAATAGGACAGGGCTTGCAGGAAATTTTAGGATACGAACCAGAAGAAACTACAGGAGAAGCGAAATGAATTTCCATCCAGAGGGTACAAAGCTACTGATTAAGGCAGACCGCACAGAGGCAGTTACCAAGGGCGGGATTTGGATGCCTGACCAAGTTCGGGACCAATCGCAATACAAGGTTACGATGGCTACCGTGGTGGCTATGGGGCCTGACGTAGTGTGTAAGTTTTACGATCCGCATACCGCCGAGAAACGTGAGATTGAGATTGGCGACAGGATTTTGTTCACCCGCTATGGTGGTGCCTACGTCTATACCGAGGACCGCGAAAGTGACCTCAGAATTATTCAGGATCAAGACGTTCTGGCGCTTATTACTGATGAGGTTGATGGTGAGGTTTGCCGGGCTGAATAATACTCAAAGGAGTAACTGAAATGCAATATGATAGCCAAGAGGAAACTCAGCGCCACATTGATAATGTCAGAATGTTTATGAACTCTATTATCAAGCGGCTATGTATGCAAGCCAAAGACCACGATGCCAGCAAGCTTGAAGACCCCGAGAAGTCTGTTTTTGACGAATGGACGCCAATGCTATCTGGTGTGACATACGGATCAGATGAATACCGCGACATGCTCAAACAAATGAAACCAGCGATAGACCACCATCAGTCAAACAACAGGCACCATCCAGAATACTTTGGTAGCGCTGGTGTAGAAGGAATGGACCTGTTGGATTTGGTTGAAATGGTATGCGATTGGAAGGCGGCTACAATGCGGCATAACGATGGCGACATACGGCGCAGCATAGATATCAATGCGAAGCGGTTTCAGATGCCAGATTATCTTGTTGGCCTATTAAGGCGCACTGTCGCTAATATGCATTGGGAATAAAAAATTTTAAATTTCACTTGGTTATAAACATTTTTCTTGACTTATTGTAAATTACCATGTAAAAGGTAGGTAAGTGTTAGAATATACTAACACAGTTATAGAGCAAGAAGTTCGTTGCAAGATATGTAACGCACTGTTATTCAAGCTAAAAAGTGGCGAAAAGCTAAGTATAGAGATTAAATGCCAGAAGTGTAAAAACATAGTTACCATACAGCGCAAGTAGCGCAGAGTAGCAAAGAGCTTTTGAAAGGCCGTATGCGGGTAAAACCGTGTGCGGCCTTTTTTATTAACCTCACAGGAGAAGACAATGGAAGAAGAAGTTCAAGATGAACCCGTAATTGAAGCACCAGAGCCGGAACCACCCCCGGTAAAGACGGAAGCAGACGTAAAGATTGAGAAGATTGCTCAAGAGCTTGGCTGGAACCCCGACTATGACGGCGAAGACGGAGTGGATGCAGAGACATTCATTAAACGGTCCCGCGACATTCAGTCCGGTCTATCCAAGAAACTAAAGGGT